GCTGCACAGCAGCAGCTCCACCGACGACACGTGGTCGTCAACCCAGCACAGTGTGTGCCGGAACCCACCTACGTTTTAGTGTGAGGCTGTAGGGCCTCGACGAGCGTTCCAAGTGCAAGGAGTCAATCGGGTCTTTAGACCCAATCAAACCCCAACACTTCGCCAGGGCTGGAAGACCCTCGAGAGGGTCATCCATCCACGTCACAACAGGTACCAACACGCGGCGTTCAAGCCGCTGAAGGGCCTTATTGTAGCGCTTGGGAGGACTGGAATTGCTGTGTCCAATCCAACCAATAGCGGGTCCTTCTTGCACGATACTGGGTTTAGAGGTATTATCCTCTTCCCGGTAGGGTACCTGGGGCAGAGGCCCAAGCACGCGCTCCACAGCTTTCCTTAAGGCTGCGGAAGTCACCTCGTACCCAGCGGAGTAAAGCTGGTTCGAAGTGGCTATGCAAGAAAGTAAACCGGACGCATCGCCGCGATCTGTTGGCACGTCGTGTCGGAGATAAATCGGTGTAACCGACTCCCCGGCGTACGCGTCCACTCCACAAGACTCTCTGAAGTGACCAGTCCAGAAAGACTTGCTTCGGTTGACCTTGAACCCTAGGGATTCAAGGTCATCACAGATCGCAGGTGCCTCGTCTGAGGGAACGATTAAATCGTCCCCATAGACGTACACATCTTTCGTGCATTGTTGCACCAGATGTGCTGTTGGGAATCTGCCTGCTCTGCGAATCCGAGAGGCGACTATCGCGCAATAAAACGCCATAGCCTCCATCGGAAAGCAGAGTGCGGAGCCCATGGACGCAAACTTCTTGAGGGTAAGGACTTCCCCTGTCGGAAGTTTGGCGCGCGCCGACCGGCACGCTAAGACCCAGTCTCGCAGACGCGGAACTGAGCTTAGCATTTCTGTCACGTGCGCTAGCGAGACTCGGTCGCTTGCTTCCGCCATATCCAAGGTGGCCAAATGACCAGTCTCGGACCCAGCGAGAGCGATGGATTGGTTCACGGATTGATCACGAAAATTTACGTGACCAGCCGTGAGAGGGTGGCTCTCCAGCCTCCCAACAATCCATCCCAGAAGGGCCTGTTGTGCATACTGCATGACAACAGGCTCAACCGCAATTACGCGAGGAGTCTTCAACGTCTTCGGGACGAGTACAACCCTTACGGGTTCTTCGTCCTGAGGCTCGACGAGCTCTGGCCGACACTCGACGTCCGGTGGAGTGTGGAATCTACACGGGAGCGATCCCGTTTGACTCCCACGACCGAACTTGACGTAGGAGAACCCGACGTCAGTCAACCGCCGATTCCAGAGCCGGAATCGCCATTTCTGATTACCAGAAATGCGCTCCTGCGTCGCTCCAGGCCCATGCTTAGGCACAAGGCAAGACTCGAAGTCTTGCCCCTCCAACAGTGCACTCCACATCAATGTGGACACACGCTGGAAGTACCTGTGCATTTGGGCATCAGATGGAGCAGACAACCCGTCATCGCATTGAGCGTACCCTTCAACTGCGGCTTTCACCCGTTCTTCCGAACAGGGTCGTAGCACTTTCTTGCCGAACAGACATACTTGTCTGATGGCTCGAATGCAGTCAATTGAAGG